AACTGGTAGACGATATGAATGCCAACTGCTCCTATGAGGTGTTCGAGGCACAGTGGAATGGGCTGACAGAGCAAGTAAAGAGGCTGTCAGGCTTCTTTGAGAGCCACCAGAAGGCACTACAATCGCTTCAGGACTCAATTCCTGATGATTTTGACACTGATGAGGTAGACGACCAATGAGTACACAAGATTTACCATGTAACAGCCCAAGGCGTACACCTGGAGAGCGCAAGAAGTTTGTGGTACGAGCCTGCCAGAATGGTCAAAGCAAGGTTATCCGCTATGGTGACCCCAAGATGACCATCAAGAAGAGCAATCCAGACCGCAGGCGTAGCTTCAGGGCTAGGCACGGGTGTGACAGCAACTCTCCTAGCAAGCTGACAGCACGGTACTGGTCGTGCAAGAACTGGTAATATGCCAAAGGTAGCCAAAAAAACACGCCACAACCCATCAGAATCGAGCAGAAAGCCTGTTTCTAGGCGTTTTGACTCGAAATGTGATGCCCGAGACCTTCCAGTGGTCAAATTTAAGGTTGAGGAGCTAGGAAATAAAGCCTGCTGTTGCCGTATCGGACGCTAGGCTGCCGTTTGTAGTACCCTTATAGGGCTATTCTACACACCCCTTATAGGGCTAACGCTCCCGCGAAAGGCTACGCTACCGCTTGATAGCTGGCCTACCGTTTTCGGTCCGCCACTTTTGCCAACGCTCCCGCTGTGCCTGCGCTACCGTTTGGTAATGCTCCCGCGAAAGCTTGCGAGCCTTGCAAGACCCTTTGACGCTCCCGCCCTTCTTACCTAGGCGCGAAAGGTAGGCCTTAATAATTTCTTCTTCTGTCATATTTTTGTATTGTCCTTATAAGCTGCGCTGCCGTTTATTAGCAAGCGCGAAAGCCGTTGGGGTTTGAACCCTTGGCGGGTTTGTTTAGATTCTCAGGACGCACAATACCAAGCCAATTCCTTAACCTCGTCCCAATCCTTTACCACGATTAGTTTCCGCACTTTAGGGCGTAAAAATAACAGCTTATGAATTGCTTTTCTCGCCTCACCGCATAGCCCGTGCGTCTTGAAATAAGGATCTTCTTTTGTAACATCAATTTTAATGCACTTCTGAGGCACTGGACGCGATGAAACAAAGTTTCCTCTGCCCGTCCTCCAATCGCTCGCGGCAACTACGCCGCCCTTTTGAAATATCTCCACCGCATTTTGATCTGTCATTTTCATTCTCATATCCTCTTTCTTTCTTTCATTCGCGCATCGCTGCGCTGCCGTTTGCTAGGCCATCCCGATAGGGTTTGACCTCTCCTCTCCTGCGCTACCAAGAGAGACGAGGGAAAACTATTTTTTCCGATTCTTAGGCCATACCAGCACCACGAACAAGGCCAGGAGGATACCGTGTAGCATCCCAAGGGAATAGAGTTGCGCGCTCATCGCCACTTATCCTTCAGAATGATTGCCCCATCTAGTCCTTCCTGCTTAATCCATCTTTCCGCGCCATCGTATGATGAAAAGCGCGCCTGGAATTGCCCGATGGAATTGTAAACGACATAAACCGCCTTCATGCCTTTACCTCCCCATGATCCACAAGGTGAAAAACGGTATGGCAATCGTGGCAACGCAAGTAAACCTTCCAACCTAGCGCACCAAGGCAAACAAGGTCAGAGTTTCCACACGTTGGGCAGGGTTGCGGGTTGTCGTTTATCTCCTCCTGGTATTCTTCGCGCGTCATACTTCACCCCTTGCCATTGCTAATACCTTCTTTTTTGATCCACCGTGGGGAATAAATCCCACGATGACGGAACGATTAGCACGGGAGCAGAGTTTACACGTCGCGCACGTCACACCTTCGCGCGTTTGCGCAGGACATACGACAACCCTTCTCCCTTGTGGGGTTGTCACGTTTTCGCCTTCCATCGTCGGCAGAATTGTGACAACAGGACCAACGTTAAGCGCGGCCAACTCATCCGCATGGCTCAAACCGTTTGCGGATAGATTGACCGTAAACCCGCTACGGTTTGCGGCTTTAATCGCTTCACGGTTTGACCTTGTCGGGCCATCCTGCCGCTCCAATACGGGTTTATGGGTGTAAGTAAACCCATTCCTGCCCGTGTTGGCCTTGGCAAGTTGACCAAGTAGCGCCCCGTTGACCGTGTTATTATCTCCAGGCAAGTCTCCAACTTGGTTATGCCGCCATAATTGACCGACGGGAAGGCGTGCGATTGACTCGCAGAATCCGTCCCACGTTGTCCCACGGTCTGCACCGTCAACTTTATTCCAATGCCATGACAACGGGCCGCCTTCGCCGTAACAACCCTTTCCACCGTTTGCCTTTTTGAGCGGGCAAGCGTCGGGGCAAGTATTGCGGCCCGATGATGAAACGGGGATCGGACCCGTTTTAACATTGCCGCTCTTTTTAGTTATATGAACGATGGGGGGAGCGTTACGGATCATGAGTGGCTGCCTTCCATCGCGACTAGCACGTGATGAGTAAAGGCATTTGCCATTACCCATTCCATGACATTCGAAGCATGATAGGAGGTTGTCATATCGTGCAAATAAACCGACAACCTGCTTTCATGGATTCTTCCAAAAACCCGACAATCAATTATCTCTTTAGTTTTCCAGTCTTTAATCAATATCTTTACCGTAGTACTTCCAGGGAAGTAAGCGTTTTCGCTAATCTTCGCCTGGATAATACCGCCCGTGCAGCATTCGCCTATCTTCCATGTTTTTGTTTTGTTCATAGTGTGTAGTTTGCTTTCTTTAATTTTTGCTGAAGTAGTTTACCGCCATAAAGACAACGCATGGCGAGAGGAATAGGATTGCAATTGATAGGTCAATCATTTTGCACTCTCCACTTTAAGCGCAATTAAACGCGCCATCTCTGAGCCTGCGGCGTGAATCTCGCGGTAAGTTTCAACCGCGCTGCCTGCATAGCGTGAATGGCGAGTAATCTCGCGAGTCATCGCAGAACCATCCTCGAAAAGATTCCAAAGGAATTGACGATTCTGAGAATCAAGATTGTCATAAATAGTTTTCCCAACGGCTTTGACCGCGTTGGATTCGGTGTTTTCCGCAGTGTGTTTTGTTTGCATAACGACAACCTATACCAGCCGATTGTATTAGTCAAACTTTATTTTCAGATATTTTATAGTAAGGTAAGGCATGGATGAAAACGGCGCAGCTCCAAGCGCACCAATCGAAAAGGCGAAGAATGGGCGTGAGATATTTTCAGATAAGATTGCCGATGAGATAGTGGCAGCGTGCGGGAGTGGGTTTACTTTAGAGAAAGCGGGCGCGCTTGTGGGGGTCAATCCTTCCACGATTAGAACATGGGCGCAAAGGAAGCCTGATTTTGGCAAGAGAGTCGAGACAGCCCGCAAAAAGCATGAGCTGTCTCTTCTAAAGGACATCCAGCTTGCGGGCGAGAAGTCATGGCAGGCCAAGGCCTGGATTTTAGAGCGTGGGTATAATTGGGCGCAACCCAGTGCCCGTCTGAATGTTACGCAAGACGTTACCCACGGCCTATCCTCAAACCTCGCCTCACTCTTGGCGGGAATTGCGGGGCGGAAGAAAATAACAGAGGCAAAAAAAATAGAAGAGGTTAAAAATCAAGATAACTATATTGATGTTAAACCTCTTACAGATAATGCAAAAAATCAAATGTCGCACAATAAAAAATTGTATCAAATATCACAAGTTGCTGATAGTCAAGGTGACAATGCAAATGTTTTGCCAAAGACTCGTCACAAGCGAATGAAACTTCGCAAGCCTAGAGCAGAGTCCTTGGCCAAGTATCCGCCCACCACCACGCCCCCTGCCAGCCCCCCAGCCCCCATTTAATACGCATATACCCCCCCAAATTATTGTGACTCAAAACAAAAAGAGGTCTTAAACATCGCCCATGCCAAAGCCTCCAAAACGCAGTCAAGAAGAGATACTTGAAGACCTTGCCAAACCAGCCGCATTCGCATCTAACGTCCTTGGCATCAATCTTTATGACTGGCAACGCAAGGTACTGCGTGATTTAGAGGCTAAGGACTGTCGCGTAGCCCTGCGTGCAGCCAACGGCTCTGGCAAGACCAGCACCGTCATTTCGGCTATTTTGATATGGCACGCGCTCGTTTACCCGCGCTCAATCGCTGTAACCACGGCAGGCGTTTTCCGCCAAGTTGAAAGCCAGCTTTGGCCTAGCCTGCGCAATCACATTGCCAAGCTTGGAGGTGCGTGGGAAGTGACATCTGGCGAAATCCGCTACCTCCACCCTAACGGCAACACATCACGCATTATAGGCTACTCAGCGACCGATCCTGGGCGCGCTGAAGGCTGGCACGCAGAAGACCACGAATATCATCCATTGCTGATGGTGGTTGACGAAGCCAAGACCGTAGCCGACCCGCTGTTTGAGGCTATCAGCCGATGTCAACCAACTAGGCTGCTAATCGCATCCAGCCCAGGCGGGACTAGCGGTGCGTTCTATCGAGCATTTACCAAGGAAGCAAATATGTGGAGCAAGCACGCAGTCACGGCCTTTGACTGCCCCCACATCACGCCAGCCCAGATTGAGGAAGTAACTCAGCGTTACGGCGAGAAACACCCACTAACCCGATCTATGATCTACGGCGAGTTTGTGGACATAGGACTGGAAAGCTTAGTTATCAACCTCACCCAGCTACAGAACTGCCACAACACACCACCAAGATTCAGACCAGGTGTACGCATAGCAGGCGTGGACTTTGCAGCGGGGGGCGATCAGAACGTGATCTGCATAAGTGACGGCAACAAGATCCTTCCTATGATTGCTTGGCGTGAGAAAGATACGATGGCAGCCGTAGGTAGGTTTATAGTCGAGTTTAAGAAGGCTGGGCTGGAGGCCAACAATATCTACGCTGACGCAAGCGGGATGGGGATGGTTATGTGCGATGCGCTGGCTGAGTCTGGATGGGTGGTCAATCGCGTGAACTTCGGTGCTACGGCGTATGACAACAATGCGTACACCAACAGGTCAGCCGAGATGTGGTACAACATGGCAAAGAAGATTGAGGATGCCGAGATCATACTGCCAGAGGATGAGGACTTGACAGCGCAATTGACTTGCAGGCGTACAATCACCAACAGCAAGGGCAAGCTGGGCGTGGAGTCCAAGGATTCAATGCGCGCCAGAGGCATAGCCTCACCCGATAGGGCTGACGCGCTGGCCTTGTGCCTCAGTAGCTCAAATAGCGGTCTTGACTTGACTTTCCAAATAGAGCGTCCAACTTGGAAGTCACTTCAAGAAATGATGGTATCCCACGATCCCGTCATGGCTGGATTTGACCCAGGAGGATAAACACTATGAATATCTGGAATTGGATTACTTCAAACTGGCAAGAGATTGTAGCCGCTGTTGGTGGCATCGTTCTTGCAGCTCGCATCATTGTTAAACTCACACCGACCCCAGCGGACGATACGTTCTTGGAAAAGATCGTAAACTTCCTCAAGACGGTTGGGTTAAATATTAAATAATCTTTTGTGCTGCGTGCAATCCTTGAGATCATCGCAGCAGTGTTTCGCATCATTCCAGGTTGGAAAGAAAAGCGAACACAAAACTTTGAAAACGATTGGCGCAAGAACCGCAATGCTATTGACAGCGATCTGCGCGCTGAGTCTTGGTGGTTGCGCAACAACGACACCAGTAACCCAGACAACAGGGGCAGTTGAGTCCTTAATGCAAGATGAAAACTATTCTTCTGTCCGTACTGCTGATCCAAAAGTACGTGCTTGGGCCAAGCGTGCTTTGCATTACGTCAACGATCTATCATTTGAATTGAGCAGGGAGAGAGAGAAATGAACGCTAAAGATACACGCCGTACAGATTATTATACAAGGATCATTGACGCGCTTAACCAGCGTGAGACTTGGGAGAATCGCCAGCGGTTGTTCTACCAAGCCCGCTACTTTGGTGTGCGCCGTAAGGTCAAGCCTTGGCCTACAGCCGCCGACCTGCACGTCCAGTTAATCGACACAGCCATTGAGAAGTTAAAGCCTTCCTTTGTCAACAGCGCAATTGGCAACGATATTCTTTCCAGCTTTGTACCGATGCGCCAGCAGCTAACCCCGCTTACCGTATCAGCCGAGCGTTGGTTTGATTACAATATGCGTGAGCGCACCAATTTCCAGAAGGAGATTGTGTCTGTCATCGACAACTTGCTTCTCTATGGGCGTGGCGTGTCGAAGGTAATCTGGAACGAGGACAAGAAGCGAATTGAGTTTGAAGCGATTGATCCTTTCCATATCATCGTTCCTTCCTATACCAAGGAGTTCAAAGATGCCGATTTCATTGTTCACATCATCTCAACGAGTGTCGACTCCTATAAGGCAAATCCCTTGTACAAGCAGGATGAGAACTTTATCAAGACAATTTCTGGTAAACCCTCAAAATCAGTGGGCTTACGAAGTGAGATTCAAGACGAGATTTACAGGCGTGAAGGAATTACTCAAGAGGCTGAGAACGACCGTATTATCCTTTGGGAAATGTACACTCCGTCCGAGGATGGATGGAAAGTCGAAACTTATAGCCCGCTTGTTGTAACCGAAGATGTACGCAAACCTTTCACTTTGCCGTACCGCCACGGCGAACCACCTTTCGTAGATTTCCCCTATGAGGTAACAGGGGGCGGTTGGTACAGCCCGAGAGGCGTAGCAGAGATACTTCTCCCGAATGAGAACCTGCTAAATAAGCTCAAGAACTCCCTCTCCGATTACGTTGAACTGGCCAACCGACCCGTTTTTGAAGCACAGAATCCGATCTCGCTAAACACATCCAACTTGAAGATGCAACCTGGGCAGATTCTGCCTCAAGGATTGAAGCCAGTTCAGTTTAGCCAACCTCCATTTGACTTCCAGAAATTGATGCTCGAAGAGCGTCTACTTTCCGAACAGCGGATGGGCAATCCAGACTTCGGTGCTGGCTCGCAGTA